GGAACTTTTAAGTGGTGGCATTTTTGGTTCTTTGCTTGGCGGCATCTTTCGTTTAGCGCCAGAAGTATTAAAGTGGATGGACAAAAAAGACGAACGCGCCCATGAACTTGCTATGTTTGGTCAACAATGCCAACTTGAAACTTTGCGCGGACAACAAAAACTTGCCGAAATTGGAGCCCAGCGGGAGGCCACGGTAGACGCTGGCGTGATGAATGCTTTTAACAGCGCCATAGAACAGCAAACAGAGATGGTTAAAGCGGCGGGTGGATGGGTGGCTAGTCTTTCCGCTTCTGTGCGTCCTGTAGTCACCTATTGGATTCTTTTGCTTTGGAGTTTTATCCACGTTTGGTTTGCCTGGAACGCCTGGACAATGGGCGCTCAACCTGATGCGGTGTTCAAACTGATGATGTCAGGCGACTTTGCTGCTTTGGTTAGCGGTACGTTAAATTACTGGTTCCTTGACAGAACATTAGCCAAGCGTGGGTTATGAACTTAGAGATTGCTGCTGCCCTGTGTAAGCAGTTTGAGGGATTCAGAAGCAAGCCCTATCTTTGCCCTGCGGGTATACCTACCATTGGATATGGGTCTACCTATTACGCAAGTGGTGCAAAGGTTGCACTATCTGATGAGCCAATTAGTGAAGCGATTGCTGAAACATTACTGCTCCACGAACTGCAATTTACCTACCTTCCAGGGGTGTTGCGTAATTGTCCTATTCTCTTAACAGATGAACGTAAGTGTAATGCTGTAGTAGACTTCTGCTATAACCTTGGGATCGGACGACTTCAAACTAGCACATTGAAACGCAAAATCAATGAGCAAAATTGGGAGGCGGCTAAAGATCAACTTCTGTTGTGGAACAAAGCCGGTGGGCGTGTTTTGCCTGGCCTTGATAAACGCAGAAAAGCAGAAGCAGCGCTTCTCTGAGGATTTTTATGATTTCTGAAGAACAGTTTTTGGAAACTTGGAATCGGTTGAAATCGGCAAAATTAGTGGCAGAAGAACTAGGTGTTACAGAAAGAGCAGCACATTCTAGGCGCAGGCGTTTAGAAGAAAAGCATGGAACCGCCCTTAAAGTTGAAGATCAACGATGGGTTTATAGGCAACACATCTTTCCAAATGCCGTTGATTTGGGGATAGAAAATGGCACTGTTATCGTTTTCTCGGATGCTCACTTTTGGCCTGGTATACGTTCAACGGCGTTTAAGGCGCTACTATATGCGATTGAAACGTATTCCCCCAAAGCAGTTATTTGTAATGGCGATGCCTTTGATGGCGCTGCTATTAGTCGTCATCCCCCAATGGGTTGGGAGAAACTTCCTTCCGTAATCCAAGAGCTAAACACTTGTAAGGCAATGCTTGGGGAAGTGGCAGAAACCACAAAAACCGCACGTTACAACGCAAAGCTGGTTTGGACAATGGGAAACCACGATGCGAGATTTGCTGCGAGATTGGCCTCTAATGCACCGCAATACGTCCAAACGCCAGGATTCCGTCTTGAGGATCACTTTGAGCAATGGCAGTTTGCCTGGTCGGTGTGGCTGACCAAAGAAGTGATTGTCAAACATAGGTACAAAGGCGGGGTTCACGCTACCCACAACAACACCGTAGGGGCTGGCACAAGCATCGTCACAGGCCACTTACATAGCCTAAAAGTTACGCCATACGCTGATTACAACGGCAACCGTTTTGGGGTAGATACAGGCACTTTGGCAGACCCGTATGGCCCTCAGTTCTTTTATTCGGAACAAAACCCTCTAAATCACCGTTCGGGCTTTGCCATGCTGACGTTTAAAGACGGGCAATTATTGTGGCCCGAATTATTCCATGTATGGAATAAAGATCACGTTGAATTTCGCGGGGAAATCATACAAGTGGACGGTTATTAGCCGCCCACTGTATGCTTACTCTGCAATTTCGTCGCCTTCGTCTTCGTCTTCTGTTACGTCACACTCGTACCAATCGTCAGATTCCTCGTCGTACCAGTAGTAAACCTCATTTTCCTCATCGTACCAATACGCCACACCTTCGTCGTCGTACTCGTATTCTTCGTCTTCTTCTTCTTCGTCATCATTGAAAAAGTCTACATCATCATCGATTTCTTCCATGTTCTCAACAAAAGAAGCCAAAGCAACCAACTTCCAAAATTCACCAGTGTTGTATTTAACAACATCACCAAAACCCAAATTAATCTCAAGCGTGAAGTCCATAAAATTCCCCTAAAAATGTGGCGCAGCACAGCGCTGCAACCACATAGTACCTAGTTTTTAAGAAAATTTATGTCAGGTTTGGGGCAATTTTCGGGCACGTTAATTGCTATAAAAACAGGTATCCAGTCCCTGCCATAACGTTGTTTTTCCCAACGATCTATGTATACGTCAGGCATCACCGGCAGCGCCATTTTGATGCAATCTGCCGTAAGACTGGTGTAAAACTGGATTTGTTTACGGGTAAGTCCATCGGGGTGTTCTCGTAAAGCCTTTCTGATGTCGGCGTGTCTACTGCGCCTCATTTGCTTTTCACTTTCTTAAAGTCAAGCGCCCCAGGACGCACGTATTCGTCTTTGGGCGGCTGGTATACCGGCTGGTTCCAAATGTTGATTGCGTTGCTTAAAGCCTCGTTATTGGCTTTTGGGCGGCGTTTCCAAGGGGCAACTATGTTTAACGCTTTGCGGGCTGAATCTGATTCAATTTTTAGTGTAAAACTCATGTGTTTTTAATCCTTAATGCTGCTTCAATGGCTCGGGCTGTTGCAATGTCATCAATGCGCCCCATAAACGCCAATTCAGCAGTGCCGTAAAGATGTCTAACAGCGGCAAAAATATCATCATCCGTCAACCAAACCAAATGGCGCTGTGGTGGGGTAGTGTAAACAGGAAAACAATCTTTGCAAGCCTTGTCCTCGGTTGGTAAACCAAACAAACCGTTTTCGTCTGGGCTACAAAGATGCGCCACAGGCTCCTGCGCCAGTTTGTCCTGCGCTGCTGCGCGCTTTGATTCGTAGCCTGTCATTTGAGTACCACCGCGCCAACAAGCATCCATAGCCCAAAGACAAAAATAACAAGCGCGATCAACCCTTTAATCTGCTGGCCTAGAAACTCCCAAGTGTCGTGTTCTTCATCAAGTGCTTCGTATGCCGTATATGCTTTGTCTGCTTCGTTCATTTGTACTCCTTCATGCGCGTTTCAAGGCGTTCAATGCGGGTTAAATTCATGTCAAGCACGGCAGTCGCATACTCTACTGCGTTTTCTGCCTCCAAACGATCTAAGTGCGCCTGGGCAAGTTCATTGCTGATAACTTCCAACGGAGTACGATCACGCCAAAAGTCTTTAAATGATTTTAAGAATTTCATGCTTTGACAAACACACCGTTTTCACGGAGTATCCCTTTGCGATTTTTAATGGAATCGTACGCAACTTCCATGCAGTCAACTAAATTAATGTCTTGCAGAGCGCAGTAAATTATTAAGCAAACCATAACATCACCCACCGAATCAACAATGTCCTCGCGGTTGTCTTTAATGGTGGCATCGGCAAGTTCGCCTATTTCACTCATTGCTTTGAGTAATTGAGTGCCAGGTGTTGAGTTAGGAATAATTCTACGGGCTTCCGCCCATCGGATAATTTCGATCTCTGTCATTGCGTAAGTAGTCATTTCTAATCCTTAAAAAGGTACATCAAAATCGTCTTTGGGTAAACCCTTAAAACTTTCTTTTGGTTGTGGGTCGTTGATATACGCCCAACCTGCCCAGCCGCCCTCTACCAAAGGGATAACGTCAATCTTTAGCATTTCTCCATTCTTGGTGTTAATGATTGAGCCGATACGCTGGTAACGGTTCTTTTGTTGTCCGTCTTTGTTGGTGTATGTCCCAACTACGCAAGAAATTTCTTTAGTGATAGCCATGATTAACCTTTCATTAGTTCTGCTTGTTTCTTAATGCTGCTGCGGGTTTTGCTGTCAAGCATTGCCCATAGAGCCGTTTTTTCCTCAATGTCCACGATTCCCGCGTACTCCTCCACCGCGCCAATTACGTCATTTGCGCTCATGCGCTCATTGATGGCTGCGGCAACATCAGCAATTATTGATAGTCTGTTTTGTGGGACTAAATCAGTTTTGGTTGCTGATACCTTTACTTTGCTGGCTGCGTTGCCATCGTCATCCTCGGGGGCGATGCCGCAGGCTGCCATCAAGGAATAGCGCCGTGCATACGTCAGTGCCGAGCCATAACCCTGCGGGTCTTGCTTGGCAGCGGGAACGTGCAACTTGCCGCATTCCATTATTTCGCCTGATTCGTGAATAAAGACTGTTTCCACAGTCACGCCAGTAGCATCTTCTGATGTACGCTGAATAAGCGCTATTCCTGCGGCGTTTAAGCTATCTACAACGGCCTCCACGCAGCCAGCCAAGTCAACATACTTGCTGCGGAAATGAGGGTTTGTAGACGTTTTTAATGCCGGTGCAAAACCACGTTGGGCTTTGACTAACGCTGTTGCAATGTTTTTCATAAATCACCTCCAAAATCTATCCCGCATTTTTCGCAGGTAAAGTAATACAAAATGTGAATGTCATCGACTGTATGCCGAGCCATGTCGCCGCAATCTTCCCCACATTCGGGGCATTCGTAGTCCTCACGATCTGTTAAGTTGTTCTTTAAGCCATTTGATTCGTTCATTTTGTACCTCCAGTTGTCCACATAGATGCCACACATAAATCTCAAGAAAACCGATTGGGTCTAACTTGGATTTGCATTCTTCAATAATTTCTTTGGGATCGTTGCTGTAAATCATGCTGCCCACCCATAAACAAGTACCCAGGCCAGCGATACGCCGATAAACATGGCAAGCGTGATGTCTTTTGCTTTGTTCATTTTGTGTTCTCCGAACAATAAACTGCTTTGTGGATTTCGTGGTGGATGTCGCCTAAGTCGGTGTTCATCCAGGTATGCACAGGCCGGAAGAATGCGTAGAGTGAGAATTCGCAAATGTTGATTGTTTCTGCCATCATTGCGGGAGTGATTAAGCCTTGGTGTAAGGCTTCCTCGTACTCTGCTTGCAGTAGTGCTATGTCTTTCATACTTGCTCCTTAAAAGACCCCAAGAAGTTCAGGGCATGGGTGAACTATATCACAAATGTGATGCCTTGCAAGCCTTTTTTAACAATTATTTCTATCGGTTTGGCGTTGTCATAGGTTTTTTTAATAGCCTTCCATGCTCACAAATGTGATATAGTGGGGCATGGACTTACTGGAAATTGCAATCAAAGCGGCTGGCGGGGTGGGCAGATTGGCCTATATGCTGGACGTAAAGCAAAACACGATCAGCAACTGGCGGCAGCGGGGAGTACCCAAAAGCTGGCAACAGGTGCTGGTTTACAAGTTCAAAAAACAGATTGCAGAAGCGCAAAAGATGATGTAAGATTTCTGGGACACTGGCTAGGGTGGATTAATTACCCACTTGAAAAGCGACACACCCCCGCCTGCCAGATGTTTCTATCAGGGGTGACATTTGGGGTGCAAAAATGCGAAAGCCTATTGGCAAAAAAGTGCGTTTTGATGTGTTCAAACGCGATGACTTTACTTGTGCGTATTGCGGATCAACGCCGCCTTCTGTGGTTCTTCAAGTAGATCACATCCATCCTGTTTCTCAGGGTGGGACAAACAGCATTAACAATCTGATTACAAGTTGCCAGCCATGCAACATTGGCAAAGGTGCAACATCTTTAAATATGGTTCCGGCAAGCCTAAAAGAAAAAGCGGCAATGGTTGCTGAAAAAGAGGAACAGTTAAAAGGCTTTTATGCCATCATGCGCGAAAAAGAGCAGCGTCTTGAGGATGAAATGTGGGTAATTGCCGAAATTATTGATGCCTCTACAGTTAAAGATGGAATTCAAAGAAGTTTTGCAAGAAGCATTATGAGATTTTTGGACTCTATTGGGTTTTATGAAGTAAAAGAAGCAGCAGGGATTGCGCAAGACAAATTTCCTTGGGGTGGTGAAGAAGCATTTTTATACTTTTGTGGCATTTGTCACCGGAAAGCAAGGGGCGAATGATGGCACGAATTAGAACAATTAAACCCGACTTTTGGCGTGATGAATCTTTGGCAAAGATTTCAACAGAGGCTTGTTTATTAGCCATTGGCCTGCTCAATCATTGTGATGATGATGGATTTTTTAATGCCAATCCTAAATTGGTGGAATCAGACATTTTTCCATTAAGGGAACTTTCCTCCACCACTACCGTATTGTTACAGGAGTTGTACAAAATAGGTTATGTTTTGATGTTTCAAGGCTCAGATGGCAAGACTTATGGCAAAGTCTCCAATTTTGAGAAACACCAAGTCATAAATAAAAGAACTCCTAGCAAAATCAAAGACTTATGCGAACTACTGTCGGACTACGGTAGTGGTGCAGTATCCCTACCTACTGGAATGGAAGGGAAAGGAAGGGAAAAGGAAAAGGAAGGGAAAAAGGAAAAGCAAAATACAGTCGCCCCACCTGACGGTGTGACGGAAATTGTTTGGCAGGATTGGTTAACTTTACGCAAGACGAAAAAAGCCGCAGTCACCCAAACCGCATTGGATGGCATCATCAGGGAAGCCGGTAAAGCGGGAATAAGCCTGCAAGCCGCCTTGGAAACCTGTTGTGCAAGGGGCTGGACAGGATTTAAGGCTGATTGGCTCAAGGACAAGGATGCAGGGCAGAAATCCTTTGCTGAGAAGGAATACGATTTCAAGCGCAAGCGATGGGAGGCCATGACAGGCAGAACGTCAGAATATTCACCATTTTTGGAGATTGAAGATGACACAACCCATTGATCGACTGTTTGAGAGACTCAGCATGACATACGGGAACGCATGGGATAACTCGCTGGGAAGCGCCCCGCTGAACGAAATTAAGTCATTCTGGATGCACGAACTGGCGGGGTTTCTGAAATCTAAAGAAGCCATGATGTCAATTTCCTATGCCCTGGATCACTTACCCGAGCGCCCACCAAACCTTGTTCAGTTTAAGAATTTGTGTATGCAAGCGCCGATTGTCAAACCATTAGCCTTGCCCGAGCCACCGGCAAACCCCGAGCGTGTCCAACAAGAGTTGGCAAAACTTGCGCCTTTGCGTATGGGGCCAGGGGTTGATCCAAAGACATGGGCGCACCGAATCCTTGCGGAATACGCTGCGGGACGTAAAAAGCCTGTTGCCGTAGTGCAGATGGCCCGCGATGCCTTGGCAGCAGGATGAGGCCCGAGCCAAGATGTTTGCCCATTACCTTGCCCTTTGCCGTATACCTGGCGCAAAAGCCTACGCATGGCAGCGGGTTAAGGAATTGGACAAAGAGGACTTATACAAAGGCATTAAAGATTACATTTTGGAGAATATGAATGCGCAGAGCAGCACGGGTGGATAGCAACCAGGCCCAGATAGTCAGCGCACTGCGGGCAGCAGGGGCAAACGTGTGGATTCTTGGTTTGCCGGTGGACTTACTTGTCGGCTACAAAGGACACACAATCTTGATGGAAGTTAAAGATGGCCCTAAGAAGCGTTTAACGGCCTTACAAGACACTTTTTTTGAGAATTGGTACGGTGGGCCTTTGTCAAGGGTTGACGGGCCGGAAGCGGCGTTAAGCGTACTTAGGGTGATTGATGCGCGGCCAGATTAAAAACCGCGAGTACAAAGCGCGGATTGCCGATATGTCCGGCCTGACTTACGGCAAGATAACGCCCACCGATTTGGATATGTTTTTGGACTTTGGGGACACATTGTTTGTGTTTGCCGAAGCCAAGTACCATAGTTCCACCGTTCCATACGGCCAACGCCTAGCCCTAGAACGCCTATGCGATGCCTGTCACCAACCACCAAAACGGTATGCAGTGTCATTCCTTTGTGGCTACCAAGGGGAAGGCGACATAGACTTTGCCAACATGGATGTCCTAGAAATCCGCTGGAACGGGCGATGGCGCCCACCAAATGAACCGATTACCCTGGGCCTAGCAGTAGATTATTTAAAGAAACAATACACATGAGATCAACACAACAAAACCGAATAATGTGGGCAAACTTAG